AAGATCAGATGATTCTGGAAGGTATCTTGAAGCTAATAAGAATAAAGATGTAAAACTGTTTTATAATGAGATTGAGAAATTTGCCACCACTGGAGTTGGTGTCACTGTACTTGGAAATACTGAAACTCAAACATTAAATGTAACTGGTGTCTCTACCTTTGCTGGAATTGTAACAACAAGCAGTGATTTATATGTTGGTGGAGATTTATATATTAGTGATGATTTAGTTCTGGATAATATTACTGGTAACAGTTTAAAGATAACAGGACTCTCTACATTCACTGGTAATATAACTGCAGTTGATGCAACCTTTAGTGGTAATGTTTCTGTTGCTGGAACATTAACACATGAAGATGTAACTAATATAGATTCTGTTGGACTTATAACTGCAAGAACTGGTGTAAGAATAACTGATGGTGGTTTAATAGTAACTGCTGGTGTTTCTACATTTAGTAGTGTTTCTAACTTTGATGCAGATATATATGTAGCAGATAACATCAGGCATAAAGGTGATGGTGATACCTATATTGAATTTACTGGTGATCAAATACGATTAATTGCTGGCGGTAAAGCTTTAATTCATGCTGAAGAAGGAACTATTGATACTGTTGTAATCAATGATGGTAGTAATGATCTCGATTTTCGTGTTGAAGGACAAAATGATAACTCACTAATCTTTAGTGATGGTAACACTGATAGGGTTGGTATTGGAACATCTGCACCAACTGCTAAATTAGATGTAAATGGTACTTTAAATGTAACTGGTCTTTCCACATTTGTTGGTTATGTTGGATTAAATACAGGTTTAACAGTTGCTGGTGTTTCTACCTTTGTGGGAGTTGTTACTACAAGTAGTGATTTATATATTGGTGGAGATCTATATATTAAGGATGATCTAACATTTGATGAATTTACTGCTGCAAGTGGAAACATTACAGGGATTTTAACTGCTGCTACTGCTAATGTTACTGGAACCTTAACTGCTGGATTAATAGATGGAGGATCTTACTGATGGCAAAACCAAATTCTAAACAAGGATTAATTGATTATTGTCTAAGACAATTAGGTGCTCCTGTATTGGAGATAAATGTTGCTGATGATCAATTAGATGATTTGCTTGATGACGCACTTCAGTTATTCAATGAACGTCATTATGACGGTGTTGAAAGGATGTATTTGAAGCATGAGGTTACTCAAGATGATATTGATAGAGGAGAAGCATCTGGTACCTCTGGAGTAGGCATTGTAACTACTACTGCAGAATCAACTGCTGTTAGTGGAATTGGAACAACTACAGGAGCTATTACATCTACGTGGTATGAAAATTCTAATTTTCTTCAAATTCCTGATTCTGTAATTGGTGTAGAAAAAATATTTAAGTTTGATACTAGTTCAATTTCTGGTGGAATGTTTAGTATTAAATATCAATTATTCCTGAATGATTTATATCAATTTAATTCAATTGAATTGCTCCAATATTCTATGGTTAAAACATATCTTGAGGATATTGATTTTCTTTTAACTACAGATAAGCAGATAAGATTTAATCAGAGACAGGATAGATTGTATTTGGATATTGATTGGGGAGCTCAAACTGCTGGTACGTACTTTGTTCTTGATTGTTGGAGAGCATTAGATCCTGAGGATTATGTAAAAGTATATAATGATAGGTTTATTAAATTATATTTGACTGCAACAATTAAACGTCAATGGGGACAAAATTTAATTAAATTTAGAGGAGTTAAACTTCCTGGTGGATTGGAATTAAATGGAAGAGAAATATATGATGATGCTGTAAGAGAACTAGAATATATTAAGGAGAAGATGAGTAGTGAATATGAATTACCACCACTGGATGCAATAGGATAATGGTATTAAATCCCTTCTTTCTTCAGGGTTCACAAAGTGAACAAAGACTTGTTCAGGATATCATCAATGAACAATTGACAATTTATGGTGTTGAAGTAACTTATATACCTAGAAAGGTTGTAAACAAAAAAACCATTTTTAGAGAAATTCAATCATCAAAATTTGATGATAATTATCTATTAGAGGCTTATGTTAATACCTATGAAGGGTATGGTGGGCAAGGAGATATAATGACCAAGTTTGGTGTTAGTTTAAGGGATGAATTAATATTAACCATATCCAAAGAAAGATTTGAAGATTTTATTGCACCATTTATGGCTGGTGATCCTGAAATTACAGTTTCCACAAGACCTGAGGAAGGAGATTTGGTATATTTTCCTTTAGGACAAAGATTATTTGAAATTAAGTTTGTAGAACATGAAGAACCTTTTTATCAGTTAGGTAAAAATTATGTTTATAAACTTCAATGTGAACTATTTGAATATGAAGATGAGATTCTGGATACAACTATTGATGAAATTGATGAAACTTTAGAAGATCAAGGATTTGTTACTGATTTGGTATTGTACACCTTAGGAACAACTGCAACAGGAACAGCGACTACAACTTCTGCTTCTGGGTATGTACGAAAACTTTGGCTTAATAATGATGGTTATGAATATACTAAGATTCCAAATGTTGCAATATCAACTTCTCCATCAGGAAATCATGCAACTGCTGTTGCAATTACTACATCTGTAAATAATACATATTCTGTTAAAGAATTATTAATTACGAATGTTGGTTCTGGATATACTGTAGCACCAACTGTTACCATAGTAAGTGCTGCAACTACTGCAACTAACGGAGTTACCACTTATCATGGAGTTGGTGCTGCAGCAACTGCATCTATAGTTACTAATGGTGTTGGTATTAGTACTGTTGGATTTACTACTGTTGGTGCTGGATATAGTGGTGCACCTACCATAACATTTGGTACTCCAACTGGTGCAGGTATTATAACTGCTACTGGATCTGCATTTATAAATTCTGTTGGTGTTGTTACTTCACTCTACATATCTGATGCAGGTATTGGATATACTGCTGGAACTGCAACTGTTGCATTCAGTGCACCTACTGCTATTACTGGAGTTGGTACATATCAATTTAATGAGATTGTAATTGGTGCTTCTTCTAGTGTAACTGGTTATGTTAAGAGTTGGGATATTGATACTATGGTACTTCAAGTTGGTAATGCTAATGGAACTTTCTACAGAGGAGAAAGAATTGTTGGACAAGATTCTTCTGCAGAATATACTATTGGTTCAGTCCCAGAAGGTGAAAATTTGGATAAATATGATCAGAACACTGATATAGAGACTGAGGCAGATCTTATTCTTGACTTTAGTGAATCAAACCCATTTGGTAGTGTATAATGTTAGGTACTTATTATTATCACGAGATAATTAGAAAAACTATTATTGCTTTTGGTACTGTTTTTAATGGTATTAATATAAAGCATAAGGAACAAGATGGCTCAGCTTTTAGTGATTTTAAGGTTCCATTATCTTATGGACCTGCTCAAAAATTTCTTGCTAGGTTAGAGCAACAACCAGATTTAAATAAACCCATTCAAATAACACTTCCTAGAATGTCATTTGAAATGAATAATATTGCTTATGATTCTACCAGAAAGGCAGGAGTTACTCAGACATTTAAAACATCTGATGGAACTAATTTGAAGAAAGTTTATATGCCTGTTCCTTATAATATTGGGTTTGAATTGAATATCTTTACCAAATTAAATGATGATGCTTTACAGATTGTAGAACAAATACTACCATATTTTCAACCAGCGTTCACATTAACTGTTGATTTAGTCAGTTCTATTGGAGAAAAGAGAGATGTTCCAATTATTCTTGATAACATATCTTTTCAGGATGATTATGAAGGAGATTTTTCTACAAGAAGAGCTTTAATATACACAATATCATTTACTGCTAAAACATATCTCTTTGGTCCTATTGCTGAGACAACCAGTGGACTTATTAAGAAAGTTCAGACAGATCTGTATGCAGATACGAATACTAAGACTGCTAAACGTGAAATGAGATATACTGCGGTTCCTGATCCAATAGATGCTGGTCCTGCTGATGATTTTGGATTTACTGAAAGTTGGCAGGATGTTTCATCTGCATCTGATTCATTAAAGGCAGATCAAACTTATAGTCCAACAAGACAAGAGGATATTTAATCATGAGTAATAGTTATGATCCTATTGACGAAGCACTTAATACTACTAGTGCTATTGAAGTAAACAATACTCCAGAAGGAGGTTGTATTAGGAGAAAAGATAGATTAAAAGATGCGACTAATGATATAGAAAAAGATTATGATTATACTCGTGCCAATCTTTATTCGTTAATAGAGAAGGG